CTTTAATCCCTTCCGATTCCAGGCCTTTATTGGGGGCCTCAAACGGTTTTACCAAAGCCGTACTCAATTAAAAGATTTCTCTTTGTCTTGAGTCACAGCTTCTCCTGATTCTGGGGTCTCTTTCGAGACTTTCCCAGTAAGTGAGGAGGTGTGGCGAGAGTTGGAGCGCGTGTGGACTCAATTCCTGTTGAGTCTTACTCGCCCAGCTCGGTCCGGGTGCTTCTGGTCGTTAGCCATGGGGAACCATGATGACTAGCGTAGTTTCTGTCCTATTTTGGCACTTTGCCTGATAGGTCTCCTGTTGATACGGCTTAGACGGTTGGTTAAACACCAGTCCCGGCTAACCGTGGAGGGATACCTTGTGGGTATTTGTGTCTGTGGAGAAGGAGATCCACACATACTTAACCATGACATGTCAAAAACAAAATTTAATTTTATCTCTGTCCATGAAATGTTTAAGGATGAGCGGAAGACAGAGCCTATGATCAGCCTGAACAGTTTACAACTGTTAGCACTTTGTCGGGAGCTAGGACCACGTTTAGTGGCTTCTAGTTTCCCTAACAAAGTGAAGCCGCGTATTCGCTATAATCAACTATTTCAGGTGGCCCACTATCTTCTTAGATTAAGAAAGATATATGGTCCAGCTTATGTAGTCCATTACTTAAAATGTTGCCAGCTTGCTGTCCAAAAGCGGATTGCGGGGCATCCATTAGACTCTTTTCGAGAGCTTAATGCGGATTACCCTTTTCCAGGATTGGCTCGGTGCGGTCTTCCGAAGATAATAGGTACTCGAGATCGATTATCTATTATTAAGGGGTCACCTTCGATTATACGTTGGTGACTAACGATTTTTTCTATCTATAGAATTATTCGTATACCAGGAAAGCTAAAGCTTTCCACAATCACCGATCCCTACTCTGGGGACACGGACTATCTTGAGGAGGTGATTAATGGGATTAAGAGTTTAACTCTGAACCTGTTATCAGCCCACAAAAATGGTCTCAAGTCTTCGAATAGGTTGTTATTCCTTGAAAAGGCATCACCCTCCTCTCCTACTTCTTGGACGGGTATCTTATCTGATTCTTTGAGCATGGCTCAAAGGTTGGACTTGCGAGAAGTGGTTAAAAGAACTATTCCCTCATTCCTGTTTTATTTGGAATGGTTGGCTCAGTCCTTACCACTGTTTTACCCTCGTATTGGCCCAGAGTACCGTCATTTGAAAGCTACCCCTTCTCTCAAGGGAGAGGGTCAGCTTTCTATAAAGGAAGAGGCGGCGGGGAAACTGCGTGTTTTTGCGATGGTGGATGTGTGGACTCAGTCCGCGCTGAAGCCGTTGCACGATTACCTTTTTTCCATTCTGTCTCAATTCCCTAATGATGGGACCTTTGACCAACGGGCATCAGTAAATCGGTGTCACGTGAAAGCTAAGGTATCTGGTGGTTCTTATGGTTATGATCTCTCAGCGGCAACTGACCGGCTACCCGTAGTAATACAGGAAGCTGTTTTGTCCTCTCTTTTAGGAGAGGGCTTTGCACGCTCGTGACGCAGTCTTTTGGTAGACCGTGATTATGTTTTACCTGTTGGTGAGCATAATCCAGATTCTCCAAAATATTTACGTTACGCCGTGGGTCAACCAATGGGAGCTCTCTCATCTTGAGCCATGCTTGCTCTAACTCATCATTTACTTGTTCAGCTTTCATATAGAGCTGCGAGAGGGTATAATACCTCTTGATATGCGAATTATGAGTTGCTGGGCGATGATATCTGTATTTTTGATCGGGATGTTGCTGAGTCCTACCTAAACGTTATGTCTAGGTTGGGAGTTGGGATAAACCTTTCAAAAAGTGTGGTATCCTCAAAGCCTATGTTTGAGTTTGCAAAGGTAACAGGGTTGCATGGAGAGAATGTGTCAGCTGTTTCGTGGCGGATGTGAATCTCGCAGAATACTTTGGCGGGTAGAGCTAATATTGTAGATAAATTATTATCGAACGGTATTCGCTATAAACGCCTGGTTCTGTGAGTGAAGCGTCTTTCCGTGAAGCGTGCCTGAGACCGGGGGACAGCTAATGTGACTTTTATGTCGTTAGCTACTATGTTTGTTAAGAAAGGCGTTATGCCTTTCTCGTACATATTACGGATCTTGATCGATCCTTCTCACCCGTACCGTAAGGTGTATGAAAACTTACTAATGAATGTAAATTTAGACATACTGACCTCGGTCGTTGCGTCTCTGTATCGTGTTGGTTCACCTCCAAAGGCGTTCCTAGGTTATCTAGAGAAGCATAAGGACGTATATCAGCGCGAGGAGCCGTGATTACTTCTCCCCCTGTTCCGTATGATGGTTTTTGAGACTACACTGCTTCGTCGGAAAGGTTTTGATACGTTATTTAGAGAATCTTTCTCTAAGTATCTAACTTTTCTTACGGGTGCCGATGTAGGCCATATACTGGATTCAGAGTCTCTTCTTTCATATGAGCCACAGGGGCCATATGATGAGTTTCTCTTGAATCTATGTATTGGTAATTACCATTGGTACCGGGCAGTTCTTTGAGACTTGCTGGATCCATTATTGAGCGATGTGAATTATGGGAATTTAGGGTTAGATGAGCTTATTGACTACAGGGAAAAACTTGTAGCATATAAGACTTTTCTGGCCCTCCCGGATCGTGCGATTATCAAGGAAGGGCGTGGAGCCCCCCCTGAAATGTTGGTTAGACCATTGCGGGCTTTCCGTTTCTTAATAGATTCCTATAAGAGACGTCCTCTTTGAACAAAGAGATAAAAAAAGGATAATTTTTCTTTTTTTGAATCCCCTCTGGTCGAGCTAGCGTGGCAAGGTGATGACTTTTCTTCCATTATCCTTGGTAGCATTTCTGCTTCTTTG